CTAAAGTATTTCCACAGGGCGTCGATAACTTAGTATGACAAAAAACGAAATCAAAGTCGGTGCAAGAGTGCGGTTTAACGGGCGTCGCGGTCAAGTTACTGGAGTCGTGGTTCGGCTCAAGACGATTGAACGCGGGCGCAAATTCGCCAAGTTCGGGCTCCCCTCCATCCAGCATCAAGTCGCTGAAGTAATGCCAGAAGGGGAATCGAAGGGACTCTGGACCGTTCCTTTCCGCATGTTGACAGTGCTGGGGAACGTCGCTAGCGCAACGGTCCACGCGGCGCAAGTCGAAGCAATGGACTTGAAGGAAAAGCGTCGCTCAAGCGAGTTTGCCCGCAAGCAAGCGCGGCAGAATATCGCCAGCGAGAACGGCCTGTTTGACTTGAAAGTAGGCGATGCAATCGAGGTCGAATTCAAAGACGTCGGCTGGACAACTCGCTATTTCGTCAAGCATACCGCGAGCGGGACAGTCGGCTGGACTCGCTTGCCCTACAATCTAGCCCTAGCGAATCAAGAGAAGATGGAACTTGCGCTCGGTATCTTCAACGATTCTTTGCGCTCGCAAGCCGTTCGGTTCACGCCGGCTCAATTCGTCCGCATCCCGGCAGCTAAGTAATTTCGCAGGGCAAACAAAAAACAAACAAAAACAGTATGAACGAAATCAGCAAAATCAAATTGAACAAGACCTACGGGCCGCACGCCCTTAGGGTATTGCAAGCGCGACTCAAGTCATCTCGCAAGGGCTGGTATCAAATAGTTATCGACTTGCCTACGGTAGAAGAATTCAAGGCTATGTTGACAGCTATGTATACCACGTCGGTGACGTCGGTAATTCCTGACGCCATCTCCGAGTTTGAGACGCTACGGGACGAGCTCCAGGACTGGTATGACAACTTGCCGGAAGGGTTCCAGAACGGAGATAAGGGAGACCAGTTGCAAGAAGCGATTTCGGCTTTGGATAACGTAGCGAATACGCTCGACGTGCCAGAGTATCTGGAGCCGGTCAGAGTATTCGTTGCGCCGAGCGACGAGACGAGCCGGGCGCATCGCGGAAGCCAAGCGGCGTATGCGTTGCGTCAAGCGGCCGAGCGCCTGGAAGAGTTGCTGGAAGAAGGAGCGACGCTGCCCGAGGGTCTGGTCTTGGATGACGACAAGAAGGACGAGATTCGCCAGCTGGCCGAAGACGTTACCAACGCGGCCGACGAAGCGGATGGCGTCGAGTATCCAGGGATGTATTCTTGAGAGCAAAACTTTAACCTAAACGAGATAATAAGAATATGAAAACATCAGTTATTGAATCGGTCGGTGTAGCGGCGGCGTCGAGCTTTGAAGAGACGCTTAAACTGGCGGACTTGGACTGGCAACCGGAAGCGGATACCATCTCGGGGACCGCTACTGGAATCCAGGCGCTCCGGAAGAAGCTCCTCTACCGGAGCGATACGAAAGCGCCGCTGGGGATTGTCGGGGAAGATTACCCGCCAAGCGACCCCCGGCAATTCCTGCAATCTCAATACGAGTTTGCAGAGTCGATAGACGGGACGGTGGTTCGCGCCGGCTTCCTGCCGGAGCGCTCTCGCGCCTTCGCGTTCATCAAGCTCAAGCAAGATATCTCTTTCCCCAAGAACATCCGGGAGAAGGGCGATATTACGAACGTCTTTATTCACTCGGTCGACGGGTGGGATGGCGGAACGCCGCGCAAGTCGCAGCTCTTCATGGAGCGCTTGACTTGCAAGAACGGGATGACTACTCGGGAGTTGTCGAGCGACTTGTGGGTGTCGCATACCGAGCGCCAGAACATCCGCTACGCGGCCGCGAAGACTATCTTCCTGGCGTCGGCGAAAGAGCAGATTGATATCGTCCAGAAGCAATTCGTCCATCTCGCGCAAGTGCGGATGACGTTGCCGGAGTGCAGGGAGTTTCTCGGCAAGCTGATGCCTGGAGACTCGACGCGCACCGAGAACCAGCGCGAGAATATGCTGGAGCTGTTCGTCTTCGGCGACGGCAATCAAGGGCGCAGCCGCTGGGATGCGCTCAACGCGGTTACGGAGCACGTGACGCACCACCGCGTGCATCGCCACACGGACTTGACTGCTCCGGAAATCAATCGGTTTGAGTCAGTCTTGAGCCGCAACGATACGCTCCGCACGCGGGCGTATGAACTCTTGCTCAACTAAGCTTTTCAACTTTCATTGCGCGGCCAAGCGTGTAAGTGCTAGGCCCATCGCTAGTCGCGCAATGAATAGTTGAATCAAAATAATATGAATCCAAAAGGAAGAATCGGAGACGAAGCTTATCCGCTATCTATGGCTTGCAACAAGACTTCAAAGATGGCCGGCGGCGACGTCCCTTGTCCGGGAATTGCCGTTCGCTTTAAGCAGCCAGTAATGGTAACAAGCAACGATAAGGGACCTTGGTATGGATGCCCGCTGTGTCGTTGCGTCGCTCAATACGAAGACTTCGTGCTCCACGCGAAAGTAGTGGAAGAACAGAAAGCGGCTCGGCTCGCTTGTTGATTTGATTTTGCGGGGCCCGTATCGGGTTTGTTTGGCGCTTTTTGTCAGGCGCCAGATTTGTTCTCCTGATACGCGGCCCCGCTCTTTTGCTTTGAAACCGCTATATTGACGCTCGCTGGCGAGTCCGAACGGTCCTAGAGCGTATTGCACGCGAAAGAAAGACCAATTCGGCCCCGTATATGAGAGAAGAAAAAGGGCAAGTTTTGACTTGTCTCGTTCGAGCGAGATAATAGACTGACGAAAGAGTTGCAAAGGCCGTAAGAAGCCTAAGAGAGTTGAAATTTAGATTTTAAGCCGTCGTTTAGGGAGAAGGCGCAACTCGTAGTTGAGGAAAGGGTGCTCCGCCAATTCTTACCTCCCGGAACGGCGGCTTTTCTTTTTGAAAAAGTATGCAGTATGAAATAACCGAAACCAGTCCGCTTGAATTGCTCGACCGACCAATTGCGTTTCATCGAATCTTCGTAGAATGGACTGGAAGTGTAAACGCTGCGCTTATGCTCTCGCAACTCGTCTACTGGACTAAGCGAACAAAAGACTCCGAAGGTTGGATTTACAAATCGGCTATAGAGTGGGAAGAAGAGACTGGGCTATCTACGAGAGAGCAAGCTACTGCTCGGAAAGTATTGAGACTATCTGGTTTAGTTGAAGAGAAACTAAAAGGACTTCCAGCAATCCTCCATTTTAGAATCTGTAAAACTAGTTTCGACAAAAGCGCAAAACTAGTATCGACAAAAGCGCAAAACAAATCGTCTCTACTACGTAGAGACTCTTACAAAGAATACAAACATACGCCGCGAGGCGGCGGTTGTATTTTTCCGGAGGAAGGTGAGAGTCTGCAAACCAAGAAAAGCGTCGCGGCAAAAATAGTAGAAGAGTATGCCAATTGGAATATAAAGAATCGACTGCATGCGGGCAAACAAGGCTCGACTCGTTCCGGCTGGTCAGAAAAGACAATAACTCAATGGATTGTTCGGTGCAGGCTTTTGCTCAAGCAACTAGATGGCGACAAGCAACAAGTTCGGAAAGTCTTGCGTTGGTATTTCGAGCATTGGAAAGAAGAGTATTCCAAGCGGTGCAATACATTTAGTTCTTTTTGCGACAAGTTTGTGGAGATAGAGATGCAAATGAAGAAGGGGTCTTCCGAGCAAATAGATTACAAAGTTCCAGAATACGACTCTGTTGTGGACGGGAAAGAGATAAAAGATTTTGATGTTAATAATCCGAAGACGTGGAGATGAAAGTCCAGAAATACCAGAGCGACGAAGAACGGTCCATCTTGACTGCGCTAATCGTCAACTCCCGAGTATTGGGCAAAGTAGTTTCTGGGCTCAAGCAGGAAGCCAAGCCGTTTCGGTCGAAGTGGTCCAATCAAATCTACGTTTGGTGCCGGGACTTCTACAACGAGTATGGAAAAGCGCCCCGAGAAAATATCCGACTTCTGTTTAGCGGCTTTGCGGATAAGCACGGAGACTCTCCGGAAGTGGATTTGATTGAAAAATATTTGGGCTCTCTGAGCGACGATTACAAAGCTTTGGCGAAGGAGCTCAACGCGGATTACTTAGTTGATTCTGCGTCCCGCTATTTCTCGGAGATTCGGTATACTCGCTTGAAAGACTCTCTGGAGGAAAGTTTGTTGCGGAAAGATTTGGATACGGTCAAAGAGAAGATGGCGCAATTCAACCCCGTATCGTTTGACGCTCGCGCTGGAGTTTCCGTCTTTACTGACTTTGAAGCGTGGAGAGAAGCGCTGGTGATAAATGAAGACCAGTCTCTGGTTCTTTACCCTGGGGATATCGGGGAATTCTTCGGCCAGCATCTCTGCCGGGATGGGTTTATCGCTTTCCTCGCGCCGGAGAAGCGCGGCAAATCTTTTTGGTTGATTGACGTGGCGTGGAGAGCCGCAGCGAAGTCCAAGCGCCGGACGATGTTCTTTTCGGTAGGGGATATGTCCAAGAACCAAATGATGCGGCGGTTTATCGCCCGCGCTGCGCGCCGTCCGCTGGAAGCTGGCGACGTATCGCGCCCCGTTAAAATCCAACTAGGGTCGGATGGGAAAATAAAAGTGAAGCGGCGCTCTTCCAGTTACGACTCTCGACTGTCAGAGAATGAGGCAAAGCTCGCTCAAGAGACAATCTTAAAACTGACCGCGTCAAATTCTTCCCTACTGGAGTTGGAGTGCTCTTCGAATTCGACTACGACCGTCGCGGATATCCGCGTTAGTATGGATGCGAAAATCCACGAGGGTTG